ATCTAGATTAAATTCAGCTCCATCTTCTTGTTTTAGTATAAAACCGTCATTAATTATTGATCCACTGTACCAAGCTAATACTGTATTAGTTACATTGTAGTTAATATCAAAGGTGCTCCTGTATTGAAAAGATGCACTTTGTGCGTATGCTGATGCTGTATACCAGTTACCTCCACCTGAGTTAGAACCAGACCATGACCCAGTAGCTCCGGTATTGAAGGATGTTGTTTGCCATGCTGCAGAACCGGATGTTGTTCTAAAGACCCAGCTTACTCCATTTTCAGTAGCAGGACTGTTTAGGTATTTCCCGGTGCCGTTTTGCCATGAACCGGATACGGGGTAGCAATATATTAAAGTGTCTTGAGCTAGTCCTTCTACTTTTGCTATGTATGTTTTTAAGTATGTAGCGATAGACCCAGTTACTTTATTATTTACTATATCTACAATATCGCTTTGTGGGAATTTTATAAGAAACCTACTAACTACCGGTACTTCAGCTAATGTTTTAGAAGTAGTTGCTTCCAATATTTCATCTATCCCGGTATTCATTGCCGGGTACTCGCTATACAGGGTAGCATCTTTCTCTGGGAAGAGTTTATAAACAGCCATTTGTTATAAATAGGAATTATAGAGAAACTACCCTACCTTTAATATCCGTATCGGGATATTTAACTTCAAAAATCATAGGATCTAATGAAGGGTATACAATCCCTGATTGAGTTGCAGAGTTTATATCATAAGCATATTCTGAATATCCTAAAGCTAATCCTACTTTGCTGGTGATATTTACATTTTTAACCGTCTGTACACCTGATACTTTATCTAAGAGTAGGTATAAATCTCTATATACGATAGGTTGGTTAAATTGTTGATTTTCAGTTGCAAAAAAAGTTTTTAGTTCTGCTAGGCAGTTCGATAATACTTCTGTGCTTGAAAAATTAGGTCTTACTACAACTTCAAAATCAACTCCTATATTAATAATGAATCCGTCTTTTATAGAAACAGTATCTCCAATCATTCTATACTCTGATAGGTATGTATTTAGATTATCTTTTACTGTTGTAGAGACTTGTATTAGTTTTTTATTTATATCGTAACCTAATACATATAAGTTTAGAGTACTCGGTATTTGACCAGGTAGTGTAATATCAACTGCTTTTGTGGGTTCTACATAAGCTTTAGCAATCGATCCGTAATTAGAAGGCATTGATAATGCTCTAATTAAGTAATCTTTAGGAGTTACGTTACGGAGTTGTGATTGATATGCAACTAATGTGTTTTGTCTTATCTCCTCTAAGGTATCACCATCTCCCCCGCCTGAGGCGGCGATAGGGTTAGTTGCTGCTACAGTGTTAAAGATATAGTTTGCTGTGGTCGAGTTTAAGTTGCTATTTAAGAAATTTATATTTCCAGTACTTACTAAAGATGTAATGTTGTTTGCCTCTACATTAGAGGATACTCCTCCACCTTTTAAGTATCTAATAGTTAATGTTGTATTTGCAGGAGATATGCCGTATGTGTCGGTAAATAAGAAGTTAGTAGGATCAAATGCAGTTGTTAGTTTTGATTGTTCGTAGGGTAATCCTATACCTACATTATCAGCGTTTGGTGTTATAACTTCGTCGACATCGTTAGTCGTTCCTGATCCAAATTGAATTTCTAATGTACCTGTGGAAGTGAATCGTGTTACGAAACGTCTCTGAATTTTTTGTAAGGTAAGTAGATATGGTGCCTCCCCTGAGGCGTAGTTGGGGTTATTGGTGTTCGTGTTTTGAATAGGCACATAGATCATTTCCTGCCCGAGGTATGGAACTTCATACCAGGTATTACCATCAGAGTCGATTATATCTAAAATCTGGATAATATCTGTATCGTTTACTGTGATAGTTTGGAAAGATTGGGGGGTGTTAAATGAAAAGTTTGTTGTTTGTATTTGTCCAGATATAGCTTTACGAGACTTCTTTAATAGGTAATACTGTGGGTTCCCTGCAGAGATTTGATAGACTGTAGTCTCGGTTGGATCTAACGAGCTAGAAGAGGTGAAGTCAATAGTGTCTTGAACTAGAAAATAGTTGGTACCAGTTGGTGTTTTTAGTTGGGTGTTCGGACCGAAAGACAGGGCATAATCGAAATCTGGTATGTAAGTAGAGCCGCTCAGCTTTGCGGGGAGCTGTTGGTAGAAGTCGATACTTACAGAAGAGGCTTTTGTTACTTTTGGTTTATAGCCTAGCATATAAGCTAATGTATATAAGCTAGGAGTTTGTTTAGCGTACTGGGTAAATGTCTCTTGTATCTGGTTATCTAGGTAGAAAGATAATATATCACCAATATAGGCAGACATTTCCATAAACATCATCCCGGGAGAAGATGGTGAGAAGTCGTTGTAGGTGTCAGGGAAGTATGTTTTTGAAAAATCGGTTAAGAGGTTTTTTAACCCTTGGAAGTCCCTATTGAAGTACTTAATATCTTTATTCTCAGCCATTGTTTAAACTTAATTGTAGTGTATCGTTTAATCCAGTATTTATTATACTATAGTTTATAGTTATAAAAACAGTATTATAATCTGGGGATGTTTGTATTTTAACTTCTCCTTGTATATTTGGAAAGTACCTTTCTATAGTTGCTTCTATATAAGAAGCTAAATCATCAATAGAGCTTTGCGTTATGTTCTCAAATACATAATTTCGAATACCTCCACCGAAGGAACTATTAAAGACTCTCTCACCCGGGTTTGTTAATAGGTAATTAATTAGATTTACTCTAATTGAATCTTTAGTGGTAAATGTAGGTTTAAAGACAGCTGCTCCATTAAAAGGAAGGCCTACACCAATAGCTTTGCTGGGTATCAAATCTATCGGGTATATCTTCTTAAAATCGAATGCCATTATTTCTTATTCATAAGACCCATAATTTGGTCTAGGTTAACTTCGCCAGGAGGTAGGGAAGATCCTTCTCCAGTCGTATTTGCACTTACAGGCGGTCTATATCCAGGTTGAGCTCCGAAGCCTATAGCATCATTAGAAGTCATTGAAATGTTTCCGTTTCTTGATTCCATCATTCCACCTAATAACTCTTTATACTTATCTCTTGCATTAATAGAGGGAGCGGTTGGTGTACCTGCTAAAGTTTGAACTGGTTGAGCATAACTTTCTTGAATAACTGTCTTAGGGGCACGTACTGCTTCTAATAGGATGTCTTTCATTTCTTCCTGAATGGCTTCCTTTACAGCTTCTTTGATGAGTTTTTTAAATAATTTGGTATCCATCTTTTATAAATATTAAATGTCTCTAGTTCCTATAAAATTCCAACTATTGCCAGACCATTCGTAAATATCTTCAGAGTTACCTAATCCGCGAGGGATACCAGCTTGTTCTCCTACTGACTTACCTGCGAAGCCTAAAGGTTCTGTATCTACTGATGGAGGTGGAGGTGAAGGGGGTAAGGTGGTTGTTTTTGGAGTTTCTTTAGGTGTTGTTGTGTTTGGCAGTACAGGGTTATTCTCTGGTCCTGTATCTGCTTTTAGGTTATCCCTATCAATAATAAACTTTAACTCTTCAATTAATACCTGTGGATCCTGGGTAAAGGATGGTGGGGTTTGTAATAATACAATACCTTGTTTATTCTTAGCTTGACCTATTTTCTGATTTAGGGTTGGGGAGAAAGGTTTTTCTATAATTTCAAAAATGAAGCCTTTGTATACTGTGTCTGTATTACCTACGTTTTGTATGGTTGCAGTTAGTTTTGTTATATCTGAAGGAATTTCTTGAATTTGTTCTCCACATCGTTGTAGGAGGAGATCTATAAATAATGTTAGTGTTAGTATTGTGTTTAGTACTTGACTAGCTTTAGAGATGTAGGTGGTCCCTAAATCAACTGCTCTCTGTAATTCAGGCAGTCTTGGGGTTCCATCTGCTTTGAAGGTGAGTAGAGTTCTAATATCATCTAAGTCAGAAAGGAGAGCAGGTATAACTCCAGGTACAGGAAAGATTAGTTTTGCAGCTACTGACTGCACTGTTTTTAATTTATTAATTGTATCGAGACTAGTGGTTGCACCATTAAGTGCTGTACTAACGATTGTTAATGATCCATCTACAATATTAACATACTTAGCAACTACTTCTATATCTCCAACTAAGTTATCTCTTACTTTTTTAGCAGTTTCTAAAATGTCTTTGGCAGGGCAGAGATTTGGAAGTGTTGGGTTTCCAGTATCTAATCCTTCAATACCTAGGCTTGTAGCTAATTCAAAGAGTTGGTCTGTAGCTCTATTTTGGAGATCTGCTACCTTGGTGTTTATACTTTGATTAATTCTATCCAGGCCTTTTAGTTGTGTTGCTCCTGCTACTATAGCGGTGCCAGCAACAGTTCGAGCTAACTTAAGTTTTTGTTTAAACTTATCTCTCTTAACTTGTTCTTCCTGTCTTTTATTTTCTATCTCTTGAGGTGTCATTACACAGTGAAGTTATAATTAGATTTAATAGAATTGATCTCTGACTGTATTTTCTGGAGTCTTAGTAGTAATGCAGGGGAGTTGCTTGTGAATGGTACTATAGGGATTCCTCCGGCATTAGCGGTTATAGAATCTTTTACCAGGTTTGTTAGTATGTCTATTAACTCATTTAGTAGAGTTGTAGTTGTGTCTCCTAGTAGTAAAGGTTCAGTCGCATTTTTAGATCCTATATACGTATTAGTGGCTTGAACTACAAAAGATTCTGTGTCTATATTTACAGAATTATTTGAGCTTAAGTTTATACTATTATTGGATGATAGTAGTAAGTG